GCGGGGTCAACCCGCGAGAAAGTTGCGGCCTTAGCCGCAATAATTAGTAAAAATTCACTTAAGTTAAAAAACCTAATTAATTTACAATCTCGCGGCTTGGTATCCGTTGACAACTCTAACGGACCCCTGTAGGACCACCCTACAGGGCTTTATGTGAACGTAACGCTTGGCGTTCCCACAAAGTAAAAATACTGCAAATCGTCGCCTGCAGCTACCACGTAATGATTACGAAAAACGGCAGCACCATCATATGTATGTTGGTGTCTTACCGGATCATCGTTTATCAAAGAACGTGATAGATGAAAGCGAGCGTTGCTGTAATATGGGACTTCCCATTCACCAACAGGATCATTTACTCCTATGGTGACGTCTGTCCCATGCCAGCCATACCCGAATATATCGAGTGCTGGTATATCGTCCACTACGCCTAATTCTGCGTTGTCTGTAAGACGTATAGTGGATATGCGTGGTGTGCTATTTCTATAATCTGGAAAAACTTTCCATCTTGTAGATCCTCTGCGACCGAGGAATAGTACACCAACTCTAGTCAAAAGTGTTTCCACTAGACTAGTATTTTGATTATCCCATAAATATTCGGGATAAGCAGGCATCGTGAATGTAGACCTAAAAGAACTGTCTGTAGTATTCATAACGTACCGCGTGTAGCGTTTAATGATGGTACGTAAAGATGCCACTCTTTCACCAAAATAAATTAAATCATCAGGTGAATGTGTCGCAGGTTTTTCCAGAATTGTTGTTTCTGGATTCGTTTGTGGTAAATGTTCATTGTCCATTTCTTCAGAGTGCCCTATGTAGGTCTCTAAAGATTGAGCAACATAACTGCCACCAACGACGAACTCCCCCAAGATGTTAACATATTTTGTACCGTAAGGTTCATAAGTAACACCATTAGTGAGTTCAGTGGGGGTATTTGAGTTACCAGCACCCCCTGCTGGTTCTATCTGTGAGTCTTCATGCCATTCGTTCCATGTATTAATCAAGAAAGGTTGATTTGGTAACACGGTCGAAATCGCATCAAGATGTTTAAGATGAGCCTTAAACAAAGATCCCTTCTCGTAGCCATTAAGGTTACGAGAAAGAGCCGTATGGTTGGCAGAAAGCCTAACACCACGGTCATTATAACCTGGTGAAACCACTGGCCATATATCTTCGTTAGGGTTCAGTTGTGCCCACTGCGCAAATTTGCCGTGGAGTTCACTAACGTCACTCTCATCTAGTTCAATCTTCTTTGGTGATTGACCATAAACATCGTAGACACTTAAACAGTCTGGTCCAAACCCTACCCTGTAACCAAGGTTTTTGGGTGTTCCAAACATCAAGTCTCCAACAATGTATGGATTGTAGCTTACACCGCCTATAGCGTTGTCAGCCATAACACTACGAAGAATAGAACACATTGATTCTTGTTCAGCGATTGAGAAGACTCGTAAAAGATAGATAAAGAACACAGGTTGACTCGTGCCTGGCTTGTTATAATAATTTTCGTTACCAACATGATTTAATTTGTAATATGTCATGTCGCTCCGAAATTTGTCTTTAACTTCCTGGCTTGTGAATTCGAATTCATTGGTCGGACTATGATTTTTAAGGATGGCGGTTTCATATAAACAGCAGAACTCCATTGTTCCTGCTGTTACTGTTCCAGCCTCCAATTTCAAAGTATCCAATTGAGTATCTTCACGAGAACCTGGTCCAAACCAACTCGCCACAACGAACTTGATTCCGGATTTTAACATGACATCAAATTGAGCACGTACGACGGCACGTACTGTGTCGTCATATTCTCCAGAAGCAAGACCAGGGACCTCAGGAAAGTGAGGTACATCCAATTGATCTCGCAAGTATCCTTGATCGTTGTGAAAGTTGTTTGTGTGCCATCCGTAATAAAATATACCGGGATCTCCAGTATTTTGTGATACGGGCTGCGTAAACGCAGTACCGGATGGCGGTAGGTCGGGTACAGTTGATGAGATATCAGCTACAAGTTTCATATCCGTTAAGACATTTTCTGTTGGTACAGCAAATTCGGCGTCCATAGCCATATTCACTGCCATAAGAATGTCTACAGAATCATCTGAAGCTTCATCTGGCACAACTAAATTGTTGGCGACACTAACGATAAGGTTACCATTATGTGTGTCTAATTCCGCTGTGTATTCGGAATTTATTGGCTGTTTAAAACTGCCAGTTACCAACAAATAGTTTCTGTCTGAACCCCAACCTATTTCCACTTTGTGATCATGACATTCGGTCAAGTCTATAATCTCGGATTGAACTACGTTATACGCTTCCTGATCTGCTATTGCATAAGGTTCGTAACGAAAACGCAGTTTACCGCGATGAAATGCAGATGCATTGACTATAAACCGATATTGCATGGTCCCTCTCCAATACTTAAAGAAAGATGCGACATACGCACAAGGCGGTGTGTCTACTTTTCCGTCAGATGGAAAGGTTGCACGAATAAAAGGAGTCACGGGTATCCTTGTTAATTCATGATCGGGCGCATCTGATGTGCGCCATGTAAATCTCTTGACTAGTGCCTCGATATTACATAAATGTGGAATGGACATCTCATCTTCCGATGAGAGTCCTACTGTGGTTGGATCCACAGTAACTTCTTGTTTTACGTCTAAAGTCAAAAGACGAGACTCATCTTTGTCATTGGTCGGGGCTATCGTACCCGCAAACCGAGTACGATAATCTGACAAGTCATGAGTATTTCTGGCTTTTGTAAAGCCAAAAAGATCGGCCCATCGCCCAAGCATATTGAAGACTTCTTCGGATGCTCTAGCATACGGTCCGATCATAGGAACACGTGAAAGTGCTCCTGCTGCATTTCCCATCGCAGTTGCTGTTTTTGATACAATTTTGCCATCTGATTCACTCATTTGGCCATTGTATATAGATGAAGTAGGTTGAGTTAACTCAACATCTTCCATCCATGCAAACATTGTAACTGTGCATGAAGGATCTTCACCAGCAGAATGCTTTAATGAAGATATGGGAAGCAGGGTGAGATGGCCCAGGTTTCTATATTCCCGTGAAACAACATGGACCGCATTGTACTGCCAAAAGAATGGTAGTACTAACTCACCTCCAGATGAAGTTGTAGGATTTAAATACACATGTTGTCGTTGTGATAATCTACATATTCTATCTGGAATATTTGCCGGAGCAAATGCGTCAAAAGCATGCAATGGATGGTATACTGCCATTAATTTTCCATAAAGAAATGGCGATCCATTAATTACAAACTTGACGTGTAATTTTCCTTTAAACAGCTTAAAGTTTGCTATTTTACGGGCTACAGTGGGGTGGCTAAGGAATGCGTCCCAAGGATCTACTTCGTGAGCAGATGCAGCATCATCAGAGGTCCAAATTTGCTGAGAAATTTTGACAGGACGACTGAGAAATGTGCCAAGTCCCATATTGGCATGATTTGCAGCTTCCATAGATGGATCACTGCCGGCTTGCTTGTTATCGACCCAGCTTTGGTCATTAAATTTAAAAATAACTGTTTCTTTCTGCATAGCAAGTCATTTTTCTGTGGTTGTGGAGTTTGACTTAATACTCCACACAGCTTCTACTTTCTGCTGTTTAATTCGGGCCTCGGCGCGGGCAGTACGAACTCAAAGGCGTGTTTCCGATTCAGTAGGACTATCGGAAATCCGTAATCTCGATGAGTAAGGACGTTTTGCTTTATTTTGAGCCAGACGTCAAACTGGCCGGTCCGATTAGGTGGACCTACCTATGATGCCAAGACCAACCATTTCTTGAATTGATTGGTATCGACGGTTTGCCACGTATTGTTCGTGGGCTGGTTTGATGAGTTTCATCGTTAGATATTTCGAATATATCCTATCTAGTTCTGGGGGCTCCCAAACATCTAGAGCGGTGTATATGAATATTAAATCCATAATATATTGCGAACACCATTCGATGAACTCATCGTAATCCGATTTGTTAACAAATCGAGTCCCTAAGAGGACTTGTGGTTCTTGTTGCATATAAAATTCAGCTTCACCACTATTGTCATCAAAGGGATTATCGGGGAAGTATGGCTCTTCATTTTCATCTCCAGGGAAATTGATAATGAAGTCAGACTCCTGATTAATTCCCAGAAAAGTGAATCTATCATAAAGATAATCATCATCATCTGAGTCATAAAAAGGGTCATATTCACCACTATGCCCGATATAGACATTTTCAGTTTCATCAGCATCAAAAAGAACTTTTCCAAAGATAGCTCTTTGCTGATGATTCTTGATTTTGCCCTCGAAAGCTAACTTTTCGAGGAAGGGCTTGTGTCTTGCTTTGTACTCAGGATGTCTAGAACCTGAGTCGACAGCCCATGTGATAACATAGTCGTCATACGTCATCTCAAAATTTGTAACGTTTACATCGTAACGTTCAACAATCTTAGAGATGAGGTCGTAATATTCGACAAATGTTTCACGCCCATATAGGGAGGCTTCTCTAAGGATCGACGCCAAAGCTTGACCAAGCTGATTAGGCTCGGTTTCTACTTTTGACGGTAGATAATAGAGAAGTGTCTTATAAAAAGACTTTTTATCTAGGACACCTAGAGTACTGCTCCTGTCGGAACAATATCTAAAGTGTCTTTTGAGAAAATCCTCCTCATATATGTTTTGATAGCGGGTGGGTTTTGATTCCTTGTCTGGCATGGTAATCGTGATCCCTAGGCTCTCAAAAGTCTTTTGTAACCTCAAAAAGTCGAAGTCTGTTTTGTCCAAATAAATGATGGTGGACATACAGTCATCTCCTAAATGAATGCTTCTTATAAAATCTAAAGCGTTGAGGTTTTTAAGACCTTGAGGATCCTGGTCCACATAAAATGCAGTACAAAGAGCCAATAAACCCGCTATGGAGCCGACAGTGGCAGTACATCCGTTTCCAGATGTATGAGAGAAGTTGACTTGTATCAACGTGCCATTAAAAGCAATGTATGGAGTAACCTTTTCGTTAATCAAACCGTGCATTACTTTAATGTCTTCGTCAGTATAGTTCATCTCTCTAGCCATATCAACCATGACTTCCCAAGCCATACGCATTAGTTTCTCTTCCAAAACTTTATCGTACGCCTTGAAGTCAAAGATGATTCCATTCTTGTGGTCGGCTTCGGTTTTCTCCCCCTTACGGAGTAGAAAATTCTCAACACATTCCCAGTCAAAACTCATAGCATTCAAACCAATCGCGCTATGACATGTTTGTGGGAAATGCATCATGTATGACATTATAGGTCCAAAATACTGGCCCACCAATATCATTACATGCAATTCATCAGAGAAGAAGACTCTTGTTCGATAAGAGTCCACTTTGGCCTTCTTAAGGGCCTCGTCTTTTAAATTGCTGTTGAGAATGTTCCTACCACGCTCGCCACGGAGGAGCTTTTGACGAAATTCCTCTACATCATCATAAACGTACTGATTGTAGACATAGGGATATTCGTCATTGGCTAGATGGGAAGCTTTTGTCTTACCGTAGCGTATTCCAGCTGCAGTTGACATCTTCTGCCCATCAATACCTCGCATACCAGGAATGCCATTGATAGATTCTTGAACCGTCAATGGTCTACATATGCCTCCAGCTTCTGCATGAATTTTGATCTTCGAGCAGAATGCTTTAGATATGTCTTTCCTGGCTCTGGCCAATATTGTATAAGGCATAGCACTTTTGCATAGTGAAAACTCACCAATGCAATTGTACCATGGACTCTTAATTTCATTATTGACCAGCTTGGCAGAGGCTTTTGGAATCCCATAAGGATTCTCGATGTTAC